GGTAAACCACTTGTACCAGACCAGCCACTTGTGCCGCCACCGGATGTTACTGCCGCATAACCCGCCACTGCGGATGTGAATGTCAGTGTGAAATTATTTGTATCAACGAATGTCACTGTTGGATAGTCGTATCGCCCAACATAACTTATCCCACTGGTGTCAATTACTTCAACATTGACATACTTGATGCCCAGGTTGTGCGGTACATTCCATGTAGTTGCCGGTGCCACCTGGGTGAAAACAAATCCACCGCCAATTGATGCTGCACCACTTGTACCACTGAAACCACTGTAACCGCTTGTGCTTGCGCCTGATTGGCCACTATAACCGCTTAAACCCAAACCACTATAACCACTTATACCTACACCGGATGCGCCACTATAACCACTCGTACCAACACCGCTATATCCACTCGCACTTACTGAGCCCGGTAAACCACTTGTACCACTAAATCCGCTAATGCCGCCACCGGATGTAACTGCTGCATAACCCGCTACTGCGGATGTGAATGTTAAGCTAACTGTGTTTGTATCTACAAAAGTTACTGTCGGATAATCGTATCTTCCAGCAAAACTTATTCCTGTACTATCGATTACCTCTACATTAACATATCTAATGCCTAAATTATGTGTAACAATCCAAGTTATTGTAGGTACAGGTTGTACAAATACATATGCGCCTCCGATTGATGTTGCACCACTAATACCGCTAAATCCGCTTGTACCTATACCCGATTGACCGCTGTAACCACTTAAACCTGCACCAGAGATACCGCTAAATCCGCTTGTACCTATACCCGATTGACCGCTGTAACCACTTAAACCCAATCCGGAATAACCGCTGATACCGGACCAGCCACTTGTTCCGCTTGTACCGCTTGTACCGGCTATGCCGCTGTAACCGCTGAACCCGCTGGTACCGGCCACACCGATAAATCCACTATAGCCACTAAATCCACTATTACCTATATTATTTGTCCAGGTCTGCGGAATCCCTGGGCCGTTCGACGTTAATACCTGGCCAGGGAGTCCGCCATCACCTGCTACTGTGAGTTGTGCAGTTACATCTATCGTACCCTTAACTATTACATTAGCATCATAGGTAGATGGGTCGGCCGATTCAAAAATAACCTTACCGTCTTGTACTTTAATTATGTGAGCCATGTAATATCTACCATTTCATATATTTATCAGAAAGTTATCAATATGAATTTATTAATTTCATACAGGGTATTCAAAGAGTTAACCGTCTGAAAATACTTCTATGGGAGATATAAAATTAGACGTATATCTTGCTATGCGGTTAGTTATACGAATCTCTTCAATATTACCGACAATACTATTCTCACTATTACCACCTATATTAGTAATATTAATGTCTGACATATGCCAGGACGAATATATCGGTCCTGCCTTACCGTCTAAGAATACACGTATATTCGACCCAGCGCGAGTGGCTGCAAAATGATACAAAGTATTCAACGAAATTTCCGATGTCATACACTCGATTGTCGAGCCATTATACCAGCATAATACTGAATTTTTTCCCGTATTATAAATAAATAATCCGCAAGAACTATTTTGAGATATTAATATAGTACGTTCGCCGGCTTTTGGAAAGGACGAAATACTAAATGTTCCCTCTATCGTAAAATCTGTAAACTCCGGAATTGATACAACATATATTTGTAAATAATCTCCGATATTTTCTAAAAGAATAGAACTCTTACCAAATTTACTTGTTAATGTACTGTGATGTATATTGCCTTTTGCAACAATTTTTTTAGGTAGAAAACTGTTATCTTTAAATAAGATAGATCCGTCTGTATTATCAGAATGAATCAATAACTCCACATTTTGAAAATGCGGATCGGGTAATTTATCAGGATCAAGTAATGCTACTATTCGTTGTGCGGCTATATTTTTCGAATCTATAAATGATCGCGCTGACGACGCACCTAATGTAGAAATGATAGGCATTATGCGTACTTTGCTTGGTTTGCTAATATGGAAAATGTAGCCGGTGCAATCTTAATAATCGTGTAACTATAAACATCTATCGAATTTATATTACCTGCCGAAGGTGCGACTCCGCCCTGCCATTTAGGTACTACTGGTGCACCGTCTACCTGCAGTGCGGTATTATAATATGCAACACCACCTTGTGTTACAAGAAATGCTACTGTGATAGATTGGCCGACCGATAATGCTGTATTTAACGGTGTTCCAAAACTTGCCCTAAAATTAAGTACCCAATTAGTTAATGCATTAGCTGTATAATATAAAACTGATTGCGACGTCACATCATATGTAATGGTACCTGTTGCTTCTGTAGGTAGAACATTCACTACTTCTGCTGTATTAGTTAAAATCAGTGCAAGCGTGCTGGAATTACCTGTAAAAACTGCTGATATAGATGTGCCAAACGACCCCGAATAACCAGAACAGCCACTATACCCGCTTGTACCGGTGTTGTTCTGCCAAGTCTGCTTAACGCCCGGGCCGTTTGATGTTAATACTTGGCCCAGCAAACCTTGTTCGCCAGATATCTTTAATGCAGACCCTAAATTAATATATCCGTCACCTGACGCAGTGATGTCGAAATTTACACTATTATTTTGTGTTGTACTAGCACCAATAAAAACTGTTGTTTCGCCTATATCTACATTCCCGCCCTTTAAAAATAAAGTACCGTTATTATTCCTGCCTTTAATAACAAGCGACGAAGGATGAGAGGTAGGATCGGCCGCCTCGATAACGACAACCCCATCATAAACCTTAATTATTTGTGCCATATAGTTTACCTACCATTTCATATATTTATCATAAAGTTAATAAGATGTATCTCGAAAGATAAATACAATAGAACTTAAGGGTAGCAAATGAATTATCTACATCAGTACAATCTTCTTATAAAATCTGCACAACTAAATCCTGTGTCGGGATATACAGATAACCACCATATTATACCACGATCGTTGGGAGGTGCAGATGATATATCTAATCTTGTATTATTATCTGCAAAACAACATTTTGTAGCTCATCACTTGCTATATAAAATTCACAGAAACCGAGAAATGACAAATGCATTCTTTCTTATGTGTAATGTAAAGCGTGATGGCAAGAAATTCAAAATAACTGTAAAACAATATCAAATATTACGGGAAGAAAAACGTCAGTGTCAGAAGGATATTATGACCGGACAACCGTCCAGGGCCAAAGGAAAGAAATGGTCAGACGAATCTAAGGCTAAGTTGAGTGCTTCAATGACAGGTCATGGCAGGAGTAATGGTGGATCGGCAGGATTTAAAGGGTGGCATCATACTGAAGAAAACAAGCAGGCTATTAGCGAAAGAAGAAAGGGTATAGGTACACACTTCAAACCTCATTCTGAAGAAACAAAGAAAATGATGTCTGAAAATAGAAAAGGAAAGACCAAAATTCCGTGGACAGAAGAACGAAAAGCTGCCAGACGAGAGCAAATAGCTAAAAGAAATAGTCAAGAAAAAGCCCCGAAATAACGGGGCTTTTTATTCTTCAACGTACCTTGTATAGTACTAATCCGGTTTGAATTAGTAAAACTTGAGCGTACTCGAATTTATTCCTACCTTCGACAAGTAATCAGCTGCGTTACCGAAGCTGTTTGCTGTGTTAGTAAGTTCCAAATATCCATAACGTGTCATGAACGAAACCACTGGCTCGAAAGTCTGTGGATCCATAACTGGACCAACGCTCATCAATGGAATGTATGGGCAATAGTAAGCTGCTGCGTCTGTTTCTGTTGGGCCTTTATAGCCTAACAAGATTGCATCGCCATCGCTAGCATATTGGTTCACATAAACGCGCATTGTGCTATTCAATGTACCAACAAACTTTGTGTTTGTAGGAGCTTCGAATGTACCTTCTGTAGTACGAGCAAACGAAGAAGTTGTAGCAGACTGAAGAATTGTTAACGCTGTTGGCGAAACAACTGCCCAGTTAGCTGCGCCACGACGTGTGCGAGCAGCAATCAAGTTAGCTTGTTGGTTAATCATAACTGCAAGAGCAGCCATTTCGTCACCTACATATGTTGCTGTACCAGATACAGCGGCTTGATTGAATGTTGTTGGAGCGACAGGAACCAAGCTACCCAATTTGAATAACATTTCCTGATCGATTTCAACTGTGATTTCTTGTGCAAGAGCTTGCATGATTTCTGCTTCAATATCAATACCATGAATGGCATTAGCATCTTGTGCAGCTTCAAAAGTCCAACGAGCAGATAATCTACGTGTCTTCGCTTCCACTGTCTCTTTCAAGATTTGGATGCTTAACTTGTTACCTGGGATACCTTCCATACGTGCTGTAGCAGCAGCGGCAGGATCAGCAACAACTTCGTTACCCGAATATGCTTTAGCAATTTCGAATGGACCAAGTGCTTCTGTACCAGCTGTTACACCAGCTGCGCTGTTTGCATAGCGAACGCGCAATGTGTGGATTTGGCCTACTGGGCCAGTCATAGGCTGAACGCCCATGATTTCATTTGCAATAACAGTAGGCATGACACGTCGAATTAACGGTAGCATAACCTTGTTAAGTACGGCAATGTTACCTGCCTGTGTTGCGCCTGCTGTTGCCGATTCAGCCAAGTATCTACGAGTGTTTTCAAACACTACGTCCATAGATTGGCGACGGGTTCCTGTAAGGCCTTCTAAAAGGGCTTCTTTTGTTGCGCCCCAGTTTGATTCAAATAGCTTTGTTGCCATTATAAGTTTCTCCTAGATTACTTTCTAATTCCGGCTAAGGACAAAATTTTGTTTAATTCCGAAGATTCGCTCGAATCTTCTTCCTGAGTGACTCTCACTCTATTACCTGTATTAGCAGACAATGTTGCCTCGTTCAACTGTGGTTTTAACACCGCAGGTTTACGTTCAACAGCCTCATTCAGAACGCTTGGCAAATACTTATTGTACGCACCTTGCAAATTCTTTGTCTGTACTGATTCAAGCAATTCTTTCATTACTGACTTCTTGTCCTTAGACAATGGTGCAAGTAATTCGCTCATAACGCTCTGTCTTTCGACCATGTCTTGAGTGGCTTTCAATTTGCCATCTAATCTTTCCATAAGTCCACTGCTCTTTTTAACTGATTCAGTTAAGGATGCAATTTTCGTATTCTTAGACTCGACAACTTTTTGTAACTTCTTCAATTCTGTACCTTCATTGAGGTAAGATGTCATGAATTCAGCTGCTACGCTTTCAAAAATCTTGCGACCGAAATCGTTTTCACGGGCAACACGAATGTCATCCTTGAATTGACCAATTTCTGTACGCAGAGTCTTTTCAATGTTAGACTCAATAATTTGAGCGGCACGCTTAATAAACTGTGTTTTCGTTTCTTGTAGCTTCTGTTTACCTTCGGTAACCATCTTGACTTTCTGTTCTACTAGTGACTTCTTGTCTGCGCGGAACTCGCGAATTTCTTCGGCAAGTTGCTTCAACAGAAAGTTTTCTAATTTTCCAAAGTTTTCCTTCATTGCCTTCTTTTCGGCATAGAATTCTTTCATTTCTTTTGCTACAGCTTCTGTAATAAATTTGTTTAACATTCCTGTGTGTTCAACGATCTTGCCTTTATATGCAATTCGTTCTGCGATAAGTTTTCTCTTATCATCGGCGAATTCTTCGAGTTCAACGCGGACTTTGTCTGTTAAGAAACGATCCATCGATTCAACTAAATTACCCTTGTCGTGTTCAAACTTACGTGCAAATTCCTCACGGAGTGTTGCTGCAACTTCTTCACGAGCTTCGGTTAATCTAGATTCCCAAAGACCAATAATTTGGCCCCTAGTTTCTTCGGATAATCCAACGCTTTCGCTCAAGATCTCATCAATTTTTTTTGCCATCTTGAGTTCCCCTTAAATTTTTAACTCTTGAATAAATCTCTGAATGTCTTTAACAAGCTGTCTTTGAGCAGCGGCTTCTGTTAATGCTTCCCTTGCGGTCCCCATTATCCTCGAGCCACCCTTCATGTTATAAAGACTTTCATACACTGTCCTCGGAAATGCATTTGGAGCACTAGGTTGTGCAACGATGTCAACAGTGATAATTTCAAAATCCGAAACTGCACCGTCATCACCGACATTTCCTGAACCACGGGAAGATACCCCCAACTTTGCACCCGACTGTAACAATGTCTTTACAATGTTTCCCATCGGAGTTGGTACAATCTTCAACTTTCCGTATCCGTCTGCGCCATCTATCCACATTTCTGTAATAAGATGCGCCACACGATCTAAATTAATCGAAAGCTCTTCCGGATGGTCGAGCTCTCCCATAACTGATTGACCGCTACTTAATTTTTCCGTAATAGAATTAACCGCTCTGGCAATTTCTCTAGCAGGATAAACACGCTGGTTCTGGTTTCTTACGTCACCTTGGATAAAGATCCCTTTCATGCAAAGATCTTTACCACCAGTTTTATTATCTTCTTCAAGAAGTTGAACGTGTGCTTTGTCGAAGGACAAGTACTCGTACAGTTTATTGGCCATTTTTGATTTCATTCCTTACGCTGGTTTCTTAGTTAACGGGGATTTACTAAATCCGTCGCCTGCTACTTTGCCACCAGTATATTTGGCCGTTGTATCTGCTTTGATACCGACATTCTTTTGCTTAAGATTTACATTATCTGTAGGTGTCTTATCTGCAGCGGAATCGCCGTTATATTTGCCGTATTCGCCGCCTGTACCACCGTTACCACCAATTTTAGTTGGCTTTCCACCGTAGTCTTTTCTTGCAGGAATATTTGTGAAGGACGACTTGGTTTGTTCAGCACCTAATGGCGTGTCTTTACCTGTTCCAACTAATTTTGCTGTGCCGCGTTGGCCTGTATCAGCAACCTTGTTTAAGAACTTAGTTTCTTCGTCAACTTTCTTCTCTTTCTTTTTATCTTTTGCTTGTGGAGCAACTTCGAGTTTAGCAGCTTTCTTCTTTTCATACATAGTTGCTGTAACTTCGCCAACTACTTTTGTATTTCCAGATTGTCCACCAAAATCAGGCATCTCATCTGCAGGCTCTTCGTCGTCAAATGCTGGTTCGACTTCGTCATCTCCGCCGAATTCATCAGCCATATCGGCATGTTCCGGTTCTTGCATTTCTTCGCCCATAATTCTGTCAAAATCTGCACGCAGATCAGCAAGTTGGGATTCTAAATCTTCAATTCTTTCTTCTGTGGAGCCTTCGGCTTCGCCGTCTTCCACTTCTTCGTCGCCTTCTTCGTCGCCGAATCCGCTGTCGTCTTCTTCGCCGGCTTCGCCGTCGTTTTGTTCATCAGCATCTACCTCGTCTGTATCTGACGAAATTTCTTTAGTAAAATCATGATTTGGTTCGCCACCTACTTCATCGTCGGACTCTTCTTCTACTTGATTATCGTCTTCTTCATCAACAATACTTTCATAGATTACACGAGCTTTTTCTACAATGATTTGGTGGAGTAATTCGGCTGCTTGGTTAGAATCTTCGCTTAAAAGCAGATCCAGAACCTTTTCAAGCTTCTTTTGTTGTGACATGCCTAATCTCTCCTTAGTTAAATTAAAATAATTTCCAATACACTATTTATTGGTATTCTGTGTATTTAACTTAATGGATAAGAATATAGGTAGAAATGGCCTTAAAAGACAGCCTTTTTTTATTTTGTCTAGTGCAGACGTATTTAGCTTCGATTGATCGGAAATAAACTACTACTTTACATACCGCCCAGACCGCCGCCTTCAGGTTGAGCAGTTTGCCCATACATGCTAGGTAAGAAATCTACATGCTGTGCTTTTTCATATTTTTCTATATCTCTAGATTTTCTCAATTTTTGCAAATGATGTATGGTTAGACGAGGACGCCTTGTATCGTCCATTTTAGCTTGACCTGCTTCATCGTCTGCAGGATCGTAATATTCAAAAAGTAGTTCTTTCACGTTAATTTTGGGTGCCTCTTAGATAAATAGCTATATGAACTATTTATCTATTTATAATACAATCATTAATAAAGCATTGACTGAAGATAGACGGAAGAGAAAATTAAACGACCTAAAATACATGTATTATGAACGCCATCATATTATACCTAAATGTATTGGTGGTTTAAATAATAAAGAAAATTTGGTATTACTTACTGCTAGAGAACACTTTGTTATACACCAATTACTAATTAAAATATATCCTAGCAATCATAAACTTATATTTGCATTAAGGATGTTATGTAGAAATAATAATAAAAACCATATAAGAAATAATAAAGAATATCAGTGGATTAAACAAAAAATCGCAGAAGAACTATCTGCATCTCAAAAAGGTAAACCTAACAGAGGCAACAAATATACCAAAGGTCATACCATGACATTAGGCAGCAAAAACGGAATGTACGGTAAAACTCAGTCAGACGAAACTAAGAAGAAACAATCTGAAAGAGCATTAGAACGGTCTCCCGAATTCTATGATTTTGCAAGATTACCTAAAACAGACTCTCATAGAAAGAATTTAAGGAAAGCAAAACAGATTAGAAAATATATATTGACATCACCTGAAGGGGTAGAAACAGTATTCGATAGATGTCAAGATGCTAGTGATTATTCGGGCGTATCTTGTTCAGCATTAATAAAATTGGCAGGAAATAGATACGGATTCAACCACTGTAAAGGATGGAAGATTTCTATACTTCCTTTATAATTATTGACTACCAAAGCTATCTACTTCTGTGTCCGATACTCCTGCACCGCCGGGTGCTGCACCTGGTTCTGTTCCTTCTTCACCTTCAGGTGCCATATCATCTATGCCCGAACTTGTGATACCTACATCTGATAATCCGGACGGGGCGGAGCCGCCACCTTGTTGTTCGGGTGCAAATGTCTTAGTTAAACGACTGCGTTCTTCTTTCCACATACGTTCATTCTCTGCCATTTGTTCTTCTGTCCAAGCAAGATAAGTCTTTAATACAAATCTCTTTGATATAAACGGTACATCCATTAATGCAGTAAATGTATTAATACGAGCTGAGTCGAGTTCAAGTTGTCTATATTCCGAGAATGATTGCGGAGGAGTAAAGTCCAATTCAAACAAGCTGTTATCAATAGTTACACCACGGAACTTCAAATATAATTTGAATTCTAAATCTACGGGCTCTATAATCTGCTGTTGATATCTTGCAACAACCTTAGAAAATCTAAATTCTTGAATAAATGCTGTGCCGATTTTACCATCGCTCATAGCTGCTGTACCGTCTTCCGGCCCTGTTGGTAGGTAAGAACTTGGTACACCCAATGCTCTAAGCATTTTGTTATTGAAGTAACGCAAGTCGTCAATATCGCCAAGGTTTTCGCCGCCTGGCAATACTTCGACTTTAGATCCTCGACCTTCACTTGTTACAGCAAAGAAATAATCCTCTAAAATACTCATAGGATTGTAAGTTGAATCAATTACATTAGCGCCGCCGCCGGTTCTGCTAGGAATCCGCTTTTGTTGAACTTCATATCTAACACGTTCCAGATATTGTTGTGCTTTATTCGGCGGCATGGTACCGACGTCAATGAAGAACATGCGTCTTTCTGGTGCACGATGAATTCGATATATAAGAATAGCATCTTCAATTAATTCTTTTTGCTTATAAACTTTATATATTTGTTCTAAAATACTTAATCCGAAAGGCCATGCCGCATTCATACCGTCTGTTAAAGACATCTGTACAATATGTTCTGCATCTACCGCTGTGGCGCCGCCATCTTGATAGTTAGCAGAACCGGCTCCGCCATATCCGCCAGAAACATAATTCATGTTACCTTGCATAGGTGGAGAAAACACAATACTGTTAGACCCGAAAGATTCATTAGACATCTTATTAAGCTGATTAGTGCCTACTAAACTCTTCATATTAAGATCGATATCTTTAATGAAATAACTTTCTATCTTCTTACCGTCGCTTTCATTTACTATAACTTTTTCAACTTTAGCAGGATCTATCCAGTATAATTTATATGTTTCTGGATCTCGTAAAAAGAACTGATCCCCATAAACTAATACAGACCGGAACATTCTCCACAATCTGCGATTTATTTTATTTAGTTTGCACCATTGACTTAAAGATTTTTCTAATATTTGAATTTCTGATGGAGTAGGTTCATCGTTATATTTTATAATTAACGGTAGTTTTGTAATTTCGTCGGCTTCTGTACCAAAATCTGCAATAGTATCGATTGCTGCACTTATTTCGTGGTCATAATTCATCTGATCATATACAGCGTATCGTTGTAACCTATCAGGCGGACCGGAATATACTTCGGGCAACCAGTTATTATATTTGTCAGACGAAGTATAGGCAGATGTGCTATCCACAGATCGTTGTGCAACAGGTAGTACCGAATTAACGGGTTTAAAAAACTTTTTCCAGCTCATGTATTATCCTTTATTTCTTAAATGTATCATGCTTGTACTCTTGCATATTTAAGAATATCTTTATTAACAGATACCATATTATTTGTGCTTAACAATATTTGTTCTAATAAGGAACTCTGATAACCTAATGCAGTATTTATGCTAGAATCGGGTGTTGCCTTCTCATTCCCGGCACCGCTTGCTTTAGTTTGTTCTTTAGGCTGTGCCTGATCTGATGTTTCTTCAGTCTTTGTCGATACAGTTGAAGGGCTGTCTAATGTTGATGATTTAGGGCTACTTGTAGGACTTGCACCTGTTGTCGGTGTAGGTGTCGGTAATGATACAGATCCTATCCCTAATGCACCAAAAGCCAGTGCTTTTACTATATCTATGCCATTAATAGTCGCCACAATAGACTTCAGTGTATCTAATCCAGTGAAGGTATTTAATGATTCCGATAATGTACTTAATCCTGCGGATAATGAAATAAACGCATCTGCTGAAGTTTCTAATCCGGGTGCAAGAGAAGTTAACGATGTAGCTAAAATCTGAATTCCACCGCCTGCAACTCCTGCTGCCAATCCAAATGCCAATAATGCCATTGCACTTATGTCAGTTAATGCTGTTATACCGAGTGCAATACCTATTAAACTTTCCCCATCTATGTCGCCTAAAGTAACAAGACCGGCCGCTAATGCAGTTATTCCGGGTGCAGCAACTCCTGCTGCCAATCCAAATGCCAATAATGCCATTGCACTTATGTCAGTTAATGCTGTTATACCGAGTGCAATACTGGTTAAACTCTCACTGTCTAGATTCTCTAATGGTTCGAGCCCTGATGCTAATGCAGTTATTCCAGGTGCGGCAATGCCGGCTGCTAAACCAAATGCCAATAATGTCATTGCGCTTATGTTAGTTAATGCTGTTATTCCCATCGACACTCTTATAAGACTATTACCATCCACTAATGCTAAAGAAAATAAACCATATGCTAGTGACTGTATATCTAGCCCAACTTTTTTACCCACCATACCGAGTGCAAGCAGTCCTAATGCACTAACATTTGATAATCTATCTATCCCTAATGCAACTTTTATTAAATTCTTTCCATCAATTAATCCTAAAGAATATAATCCGTATGCCAATGACTGAATATCTAATCCTACTTTCTTACCTATCATACCTAATGCAAGTAAACCAATAGCATTCACACTAGATAATCCATTAATTCCCATTGCAACTGCAAATAAATTGAATCCGTCGATATCATCTAAAGGTGTAAGTCCTTCTGCTAATGATTTTATTCCAGGGCCTGCTGCTAATGCTGCAATCCCAAACCCAATTAATCTAATTTTTGCCACAGATGTTAATGCATCTAATCCTTCGGCAAGTTTTGATAAATTGGCGCCGGTCAGCGGTTCTAATATTGCAAGCCCTTGTGCTAATAATTTTATTCCGGGACCTGCCACTAATGCTGCGATTCCGAAAGCAAGTAAACCTGGGGCGCCTAATAATAAACCTACAGAAGCTAAGCCAGCTGCGGCACCTAATGCCATTAGCCCACCGGCAACACCGAGCATATCTGTAAAACCTATGCCAGCAAAAGCCTGCATGCCTTCGCCCATTAATTTAAGACCGTATCCTACTCCTATTATTCCGGGTGTAGCTATTAATGCTGCTGCACCTAATGCTAATAGTCCTGCAGACGCTATTAACATAAACGGCAATGCTACCGCCAAGGCGGCAGACATAATAGCAATTCCGGTACCCACTCCTACTAATCCTGCAAATCCTACACCCGATAATGCCGAAATAGATTCGCTCATCATCTTAAATGCTAAACTAATACCTAATAATCCGGGTGTTGCTAATAATGCGGCGGCGCCAATTGCTACTAAACCGAATGATCCTGCTATTAAAAACGGACTAGCAAAACTTAATGCTATACCAAATAATGTCAGTGACCCTGCTACAGCAAGTAAACTACCTGCACTAATTTCTAACAGTGATTTAAGTCCCCATGCAAGCAAAGCTATAGGAACTGCTGCGATTGCGGCTGCTACACCGAAAGCTGTTAAAGGTATTGCTGCTAATAGGAGAGCAGGAGAAATTGCTAATATAGATAATGCAAGGGCACCTAGTCCTAATGCAATACCTGCTATTTGTACACCACTTATATCACTTAAACCTTTAAGACCGGAAGCCAGTAGTGCAAGGCCCGGACCGGCAATCAGTGATGCGGCGCCTAATGCCAACAATCCTAAAGATCCTGCTATTAAGAATGGTGTAGCGAATGTTAACCCTATACCGAGTCCCACTAGTGCTGCTGTAATACCTAATATCTGCATACCATCAATATCTGATAAAGATTCTATACCTTTGCCTAACATTTCGAATCCTGAACCGATAGATTGTATACCGGCACCTAATAACCACAAAGATGCCCCCATTAATGCTAATGCTGCTGCGCCTAATACAATAGCAGCGGCACCCACACCACTACTCATTATTGCACCTAACCCTAATACCGCAAGTGTTAGTCCTACTATAGCCACCCCTGCTTTTGCTAAAGATTCCCACTCAACACTATTAAATTGTATTAATGCTTTGCTAAGAATCCATAATGATGCAGCAATCCCTGCCATTGCTAGTACACCTTTCAGTACTTGAGTAGAACCAAATGCTTTTATTCCGTTTGCTATACCTTTTAATATATCAGTAACGGCTTTGCCGGCGCCTTTCGCTATATCTGAAATACCTTTACCTAGAGTCGACAGGGCACTCGATTCCTTACCACCAGGTGCGGCTTTCATAAATTTGCCTTTCGCATCTCTTAATCTGCCACCTGAAGCTTTGCCTGCAAGTCCTTCTACAACATCTGAGCCGCCACCTTTCTTGGCGCCGCCTATTAATTTATTTGTGAAGAATCCTAATACTTTAGTAGCTGCTATTAAACTACTACCAAATATACTTAATCCTGCAACCGCAGCCACAACTACGGTGATAGCGCCTGCCCAAGCCAAAGCACCGTCCGGTAGTATCGATAATATTGCATCGATTGCACCATTTAAGATATTTAATCCTGCAGTTAGTATGTTTAACATACCTACTGTAGGTGCAAATGCTTTTTGTAGACTAGATAATAGTTTTTCCCATGCGGATGCAAGGCCTGCTCTTGCTTTATTGGTTTCTTTTAACTTTGCTAAGTCTTCTTCGCTTACTCGTACAGTTTCACGAGCAGTTTGTTGCAAACCGTTATATGTTTCTAGAGCTTTTTGTGCGTCACCTGCTAATTCGGGTATTTGACTATATAAATTAGCTTGTTTCTTACCGAATTCTATCTGAGCACGATTCTGTTCTTCGAACGTCTTCATTGCCTGTCTTGCAGATTCCGGGTCCATACCTTTCAGACTCTGCGTAAATGCCATTAATTTTTGTCCAAAGCCACCCTGGCCTATCTTTTGAAAACTAGAAAATGTCTGATTCAACGGCTTAATTTGGTCCGTCATCATCTTAAGCAATGTCTTGCCAAATTGTGCATCTTTGATAGAACTAATAAATTCTAATGTCGAATTTGCGGCAGCAGTACCTGTCTGCCCTTGTAATACGTTAGCATCTACACCTTTAGAAAGTGCAGCTAAATTCTTTAATATCTCAGACCGTTGCATTCCGGTTGCAAGAGATAATTTGTTTATATTACTAGCAAATCTTGTTAAATCATCTGCAGTTTCTTCAGCAGTCTTATGTGACGAATCAGATATACCTTGCTGTACTGTTAAATACTCTCCTAATAATTCTGCTGCTTCTTTGCTAGAATATCCAAATTCTGCAAGGCCTTTCGATGACATACCGACTGTTTTAGCAAACTTTCCCATACCAAATGCATTTATTGCAGTAGCAAAAGTTATCATAGATGCCGATAACTCTGTAAATCTAACACCTGTTAATGCCGTAAGTTGCTGTAATCCCTGAAAACCTGATGCTGCTCCATTTAATCCCGACACAGTGTTTATGCCTGCGGCATTCATCTTTGTGTAGGTATCTATATTAGATTCGAAAACTTTTCCTATCGCATTGCCTGCTACCTTCATTAATTCTAAAGATGCCATTAATGCAGGATAATTAGATCCCCATTCTTTCCAGCGTTTTCTTAGCTTATTATGTTCGTCATCGCTATCTTTCCAGAATTTTTTATCTTTCGGGTGTTGCTTACGCTCATCATCTAATATCTTAGATGCATCGTCCAGTGAATTTGAGAACCTCTTTGCATCTGCAGCACTTAATCCGCCTGCTCCTCCGGCAGACTTAACTAATTCCTTAAATGCGTTAGTTTGAAGCTTAAGAGTTTTATTTAATATCTCTTGAATCTTTTCCGATGTATCTTGAGTGGCCCATTCAGGCAGACTGCCCAGGGCCTTTTCAAATGCCCCGTCGGCTACACCAGTAATAAAGACAGAATTATCAGCCATAGTTTCGTTCGGTTAAGTACATAGATAAATAAGAGTAAACAACATTTGATACTATTTATCAATTAATTTAAGAGGATGAATTATGACACAATTACAACAACAGAATCCGTTAAAAGATTATTTTAGGCAATATAAATTATACATAAAATTGCCTAGCGGAACATCTTATTATGCGCCGGGTACAATAACCTTCTCCGCTACTAACGAAGTCGGTATTATGCCTATGACCGGGAAAGATGAACTGATTCTAAAGAATCCAGATGCTTTATTAAACGGTGAAGCTTTGGTCGAAGTCATTAAGAGTTGTGCTCCGGGAGTATCTAATCCTAGAGCATTGCTAACAAACGATATAGATGCAATTATTACAGCAATCAGATATGCCACATATAACGATGCACTAGAAACGGAATTAATTTGCCCTAGTTGCAATCATAAGAATTTATTTAAATTAGATTTGCAATATTCGTTAGATAATATGACTTATTTGGACACCGAGTATGCTGTAAATCTAGAGTCTGGGCTAAGTGTATTTGTTAAACCGTATGGTTTCCCTGATCTATTGAGAGGTCTACATGCACAGTTTGAACAAAGTAAACTAACAAGGGCTATCGAGAGTAAAGGTGTATCTGAGGACGAGAGATTAAAATTATTTGCTACGGCCTTTGCTGATTTATCCACCATTACATATGAATTAATGTTGAATTCAGTTGTTAGGGTAGTTGACGAGAGTAAGGGTGTTAATGTAACTGATAAGCAGTTTATTAAAGATTTTCTACAGAATATCGATAAGAAAACTAGCGATAGTATTTCTGACTTGATTAAAGAAATTAATCAAATCGGCATAAAAAGAACTTTTGTTGCCAAATGTGATCACTGTGGTCATGAGTGGGAAAGTGAAGTCGATTTTAATCCAGTAAATTTTTCATAAGGTCCTTAATTTTTTTACCATCCGATAAATTAAGTGACCTGATTAATTCTTATTCAAAAGATGCCCGATTACTCAAAGAACAGATTGCAGAAATATGTTCTTTTATGAAAGGTGGTATTGAATGGAATTCAGCATGGGGAATGAGTTTCGAAGATAGAGAGATTGCTATAAAAACAATCAACAAGAGATTAAAAGAGCAGAACCCTAATGCTAAAGAATACATGTAAGGAAATATTATGCAAAAGAAATCATATATACAAGATCTTAACATTCCAAAAGACGATGTGGAATGTTGGGATCGGTATCCCAAACATCATTGGGTGTATGATCTGTCTCGCCTACTAGATGCACAACATGTTAAATGGAGCCCGTTTAAAACAGATCTATTTCAACATAAAATGGTTAATATGGACTTGTTATCTATAAGCGATATCTCACTCGAACCCGCATATATTTATATAGAAGAATTAGAAGGCCTTAATGTAATAACAGAAGTATATATCTCGAAAGGAGAGATTAAACTACTAAGGCATTTCGATAAAGATAGTAAAGAAGAAATGGATACATTTATAGGTAATGTCGAATTACGTATCAATGCATTCATTTCTATGCATTTTCAAAAATTTTCCGGAATAATAACAGTGGAATCACTCAAAGGATATATCATAGCTATTTGCCTTCGTCCTTATTCAGAACTTACCACAGATATCAGTAACGATATACATAGACTTACTAAAAAAATATATAAAAAGACAGATTTAACTATCGAACGCCTTTCGACCTTTGTATCTGATTTACAATCTGTCGAAGTGTAGATAAGAGTCTTCGTTGTTCGTCACAATTCGAACATCTTCTTGCTTTTTCATTAATCTCGTCTCTTAGCGTAGTAAGATCTATCAATGACAAACTTTTATAATATCCCATCTGTCTATGTTTGATCCTTTCTTTATCTTTTGCTATCAAGGATTTCTCACTCATCTTACGAATTGCTTTAGGTTTATTTATTAATGCCGGTCTTGCGGTGCCACATTTATGTATACCTTTATATTTTTCTTTACTTCTGTCAGATACAGGCTTAGGATCGAGTGTTATAAGATTAGTTTTTTTAAAATTTCTATTAATTAATAGCGGATCCGAACGATTTTCGTATATTAACCTCTGTTCAACTTCGTATGCCCACCCTGGGGTGTCATACTCCGATAATATCTCATAGTTATAATTAGAGAAATCGGTAGATACAATAACAGAACTTGTGAAATAATGTACACCTAAATCTTCAAAAGATGGATATTCATTTGCATATCGATATCCAATATAGAATTGCTTTGTAATCTTATGTTCACATCTATATACATACGGTTTTATATTAGACATATCGTATTATATCATATAATGGTCTAAAGACCAAGTTTTATTGATACATTCGCTTCGTAAACTACGCTCTTTGTATCAATAAAACTATTCACTGCGTTCTTTAGAGACATAATAGATAAGATATATTTTGCCTGAATTTGCAGTCAGATTCTCGCTGTTGCCAGCAAGAAATAGAAACTTTGCCTGGTGCTCATAACCTATTAAGCATCTTAGGTATCTTTTATTATAATCGGTAATAGATGGAAGTTCTATTACGGTGGGCGGACAGCATTCTCCCAGCTACACTATTTCTCTCCCTTTACAGGGCTGTCGCAATACAATTCTAAACCTTACGGTACCCTTGTCGATAAACTTCAGGCTTGTATCCTTGTTGGTGTTCGTTAAACTCTTTTTCTACCAGTGCAAGATCTTTTTACTAACACGGATTCTTTCTTCCTACGTAAACATACTCCGGGATATGTCAAGGTGCATCCTAGTATCTGACGGCACAGCACAATCTGTACAGCCTCAAAGGATAAAGCGTCACGCTTCAGCAGAGCACTATAATATTATTTTGATTTATGATTTAAAAGACTTGGGTTTAAATTGTGTATATTGTGCTTGTGTTAAACCTATACGCTGATGTTCTTGTACGTTCACAGGGCGCGTCACTCCTGCTATCTATATAAATTTTGCTTGAACAGATTTTACTGTTACACTATTTTATCGTTAGTGATTCGGATCTAGACAGAATACTGATATTAAATATTCTGGTTTGCAGAAGTGATGAATTTACGCATTTCTTTGATACGTCGAAGCCAGCCCGCCAGAAACTTTTCTTGAGTGGGTTTATTTGCGACAATATCTCGGTAGAACTGCTCTCTGTTGTCACAGATTGCGTTACAGAGCACAAACTGGTCAGCTAAATTTGCTTTGCTTATTGTTATTGCCCCTATCTTACCGTCCTCAGTCACTAATAATGCTTTTTGTAGAAACTTACTTGCTCTACCTACACCGTGATTAATACACCCGTCTAAATGTAACACACCTACACGCCCCGAGAGTTTATCACATGCTCCTAATAGCCAATATTTTGTAAAATAAATTGCCTTTGCCTGAGACCATGTTAAATTTGTTATATCGGTATCTGGATTAGCATTTTTTGCTACACCAAATTTTGTTTCCCCGCCGGCGTCATCCGGATCATTAACATATCCCACTGCTTTGCGTTGTTGAGGGGTAGATATTAATCCTGCTTCGACATCTGGTGTCATTTTCCAAAATCCGCCTACCTCAAATGTCATAGTCTTATTTATTGCAAGTTCAAACGCATTCGTATATTCCATTATTTTATTTCCTTACACTTATCTCCGTGATATCTTTTAAAGTTGCCCGGATCCATGCTTTTGCCGCAATGTTGGCATACTAATTTGGGCAATGCCTTCTTTGAAATAGACATCTTCTTGCGTGTTTCGTGAGATGCAACTTTACCCGTATTAGGTGACGGTTTACCATACATCGGATTATCTTTTCCGCACATTCCCGGCTTTCCTTTATTATGTGCGGTCTGTCCTTTCCTGGATTTTGAAATTTTATCTTTAGTCTCTTGTGAATGGGGTATATTGCGGTTAAACGCCGGCTTACCTTTGTTGTGATGGAATTCTAACAGCGATTTACTCATTGCCTCGCTTGCTCTTCTACGAAGCCAGCCAAACAATTTATTATTTCTTTTAACTATGTTTGTACACGAAGTCATTAACATAGCAGCATATATTATTTTCTTATTTCCCGGGTAGATTTTTACTAATAATTGGTGTGCTACATAGTGCTCTTCCGGTGTTAGATATACTAAATTATCTGCCGAATTAAGACCTCCCATACATTTAGGGACAATGTGGTGTAATTCTTTGTATCCGTCTATTATTCTTACTCTTCCACGATCGACGATATTGTTATATATTTTTATATAATTCATTTTATTATTTATCTAAAGGTAAATATAATAAACAGGGATTTAATATGGCAACAGGCAAGGTTAATGGAAAAAATAAAGGCAATACGTTTGAACGCAAAATTGCAAATCAACTATCTGCAAGATTCAAAGAATTTTTAGGTATAGATACTGGATTTAGACGAAATTCGGATAGTGGTAGTTATTTTGGCGGCAAAAATGTATTCAGAGTTCAAAAACATGACTTAGATCATGCCATATTTGGAGATTTGATGTGCCCGTTAAATTTTAAATTCTCTGTAGAATGTAAGCACTATAAATCTGCACCGTCATTTCAATCTATCATCAATAAAGATGTATCACAATGGGACGGTTGGATTAAACAGGTAGAACAAGATTCTGCGAGTGCCGGAAAATTACCATTGCTTATAATAAAATATAATAATGTACCGGAATTTGTATTTGTTAAGAGTAAGTTAGAAATAGCCGATATATTTAAATATAAAGACTATTATGCTTATACGCTGTCTAATATGTTAGCATTAGATAATAAGATATTCTTCGATTAATAAATTATTTTCGACCTTTATTTAATATCGGGTAACTGCCTGTCTTTTCTTTAATGAAGTCTAGGTATATTACTTCCAAATCCTTATGAAATGAATGATATATAATTTCTTGTTGTTCGCCGCCAAAGATAGCTACTACACCACCCAATACCTCACACTTTTTAACCCAAAAAGAAACAGTGCTGCCATTATCTAAGTACGGTTGCAATGCAGTTCGTATATTTTGGTCAGTCTCATCACCCTGTATATATCTACCTAAGCGACCTTTTGTGCTGGCTGTAGGGTGTTTTTGTTCTGCGCTAGTTCGATAACCTAATAAATTACCTGTTTCACCTACTTTAAATATAATATCATCTACGGTAAGCATATAAAGCCAGCTCTTATGATTGGCAAACATGATATCTTCTATTATATCGATATACTTCCACTTTTTTTCAGTAGCTTCTATATTACATATATTGCATACTTTAGTAAAGCCGTCTGCCAGATAAGAATTTATATGAAGTGCTCTTGCACGCTCAATCTCTTTTTGTTCAATCTCTAATTGAATCTTTTCATTTAATAAAGCATTGATTAGTCGATCTATTTCTTCTATTCTTAGTGAGTCCACGTATTTTATCCCTTATAGTGCCAAGAAGTTCAGTGTAAGCTCTATATCAATAGAAAATCAAGTTATTCTTCTACTTCGTCTGCATTTTCTATGCTTGTAAACCCGTTTTCTTTAACAACCTTTAGCACATTTGTAATTCGACCGACTAATTCATCTCTGTGAGAAATTAAATAAATGTTTCTCTTATGATCTCTTGCCATCTTTTTCAGTATGGCTAATGCGGCTTCCACACCTGCCGAGTCTGTTCCATTATCTAATAGTTCGTCGATGAACAATAAATTAATCTTATCATTCATAGATTCGAAAACATCTCTAAATGCCCAGCTCAACGAAAGAATAAGACGTGTTCGCTCACCCCTGCTTAAATTGTCAAAGTCAAACTCTTTACCGTACATAGCAATTTCGACCTCTAAGTCTGATTTAAACTTGACTGAGTGGGGCAATCCAATATTTGTAAGGTAATAAGATAATCTATGATTTAAGTATGTAAGATTTTGATCGATTATTTTCTTACGAATAAAACTATCCTTGCTCACCAACAACTTCAATAAGAAGTCTTGGTGATCTCGTAAACTTACTAACTCATTCATTTTCGTAAAATCTATCGTCTGCAAGCCATCTTTTCTTAAAGATTCTATCTGATCTACATACGGATTGATAGTTGCTAATTCGCTTTCTAAGCTATTACCTAACGTACTGAGCGTAGTTTTATGATTATATGCTTCGTCTACCGTATTATAGAACGTATCTTTTAACGTAGGAATGATAGATTTTACAGAAGTCGCTAGTGTTGCTACTTCTTCTTTCTTTAATTTCTTATCTGCAAGGGTCTTATGTTCATCCGCTTGGCGCGTGACATACTCATTATGCACTTGCTCGTGGGTATCTTTATCCATTTCCTGGCTACAGGTAGGACAAATCTTTTCTACAGAGGATGACAACATTCGGTCTAGTCTGGCAAGGGATTTTGTAGATTCTAAGACATCTTTTTCTAAAGTTGTTAATTCTCTAGTTAACGACCTGTACTCAGCAGTTAAATCTTCTACTTCTTTCTTAGACCTATGAAGAACAATTTCTTCGTCTATATCTACAGACATTAGTTGAAGTATAGATGCTTGAAGATTGCTTATTCTTTCATTTTTACTTTCATCCCATGCAAGCGACTTCGTCTCGAGCCCGAGAATATTTTGATTAATTCTCGTATTCGCCGCCGTTGTCGCAGCGATCCGAAACTCTTCTTCCTTAATTTCATCTTTTGTAACCTTAGATTCTTCTTTTAACTTTTCGGCCTTTTCTGACAGCTTTGTTATACCGAGTAATTGTTCGATAATAACACGCTGTTCATTTGTCTTCAGTGCTAAAAAAGGCTCCACATAAGTATTTAGAGCAAGAACATGTCGAAACATATCGTGTGTTATACCGACTGTCCTTACAATCTGTTCTTGTGTATTACGACCTTCACCCTGAGATTCGTCTATATCTTTTGATTTATCCGCATCATCTTCTGGTAATTCTTTACCATCTTCAATGAACTTAAATATATTAGGGCGTCTACCTCGATTAATAGTAAATCCTTTACCGTTTATGTCAAACGTTAGTGTAACTAACATATTTTTCGAATTTGTTACATTTATAAGATTGTCTTTTCTTATGTTTGTTAATGCTGTGCCATATAATGCATAACTTAATGCATTTACGATAGCCGATTTACCTACACCATTTCTGTTATCATTCCCGCCTAAATCGAGATTTTCTCCAAGAACCAACACTAATTCATCTCGACCAAATTCGACGTGCTGTGTTATATTTCCGACAGAAAGAAAGTTTTTTATTGTTAGTTTTTTAATAGTTAACATATTTTATTTTTGCAATTAGTGAAATGCCACCTCTTCATAGATATGCCAGACCCCATTTTGCCACAATGCGGGCATATTTTTTCTTGTTTATTATAATCTTTTAATTTTTGTTTCATTTCTTCAGATTTTTTAACACCAGACATAGTATTACTTACTTTTTGTTTCATTTCGATAGTCCATACATGCGGTGTAATGCCCTTTTTTGAATTAGATATATTGAGTTTAGTTTGATCAGACAATGGACCACGTTCTTGAGAACGTTCCTTATGTAGTTCGGATGCTCGTTCTTCTCCAAATAACGATTCCCAGGATCGGCCCATCCTTGCAGCACTTAAATTATCTTTATGTGTTTGTGTAAATTTCTTACCTTTTTTCGATATACTTATTTTTTTACGTGTTTCCGGTGGCATACCGTGTTCTTTTACAAAGACAGATATTTTTCTTTTCATCGCGCCATAAATTTTATTATTCTTTATATATTTTCCACTACCTATCATAATTTGTATAGACAGATATAAGTAATATATGTCGGGGTGTAATTTTATAAGGAGTAAGTGTGCTAAAAAATGTTCCTCGGGTGTGAGCAATATCATATTATTATCTGTATTATCTCCTCCCATGCATCTCGGTAATATATGATGATTTTCGTAGTATATACCATCGGTCTTCTCAGTATATCTTGTTAAAGATGCGGTTTGAGCTTTTTTGATTAAGGAGTCGTAGATTTTTATATAGTTCATAACTTATTTATCATCTTATCCTTATTAATATAACTATTACGATAATTACAACCTGTCATATATTTCGATTAATTTAGCACTCTCGAAAGATCCGCCTACAATACTTAATAATTGTTCTACAACAATAGTATCGACAGTCTTCATAGTAATATCTGTTTCGGCTATTACAGTACTCTCATCCTGATTACGAATAAGTTTAAATTCTCTTATATCATATTGATCTAAAAATATTTCTCTTAAAGATGTAGCTTCCTCATACGTAATATCGACGTCTAGTACCACTTGTAAGTGTGTTTTTGGAATAAGATAGATATCTGGATTAGCTAATAAAGATGATAAACTAATATTAATGAAGCGAGGCCCATTTGTATAGTTTATATATTCGGGTTCGCCATCCCATTCCATATACATCGCACCACGGTCGAAGTCCCAGACGTCCGAGAAATTATGCCCAAACGGATTACCTATGTAATTTACATTACCTTTGGTTTGTCGCAAATGAAAGTGCCCCGAAAACACATAATCTTGATGATCAAAGTGTGTTGCATTAAGCATACCGTGATCCGGCATATCTATCATAGCATTCATTTTAAATCCGGGCAATTCCAGATGTCCGAACAAATATTTTGTTTTTATCTCGGCAACTTCTTTCCACTCGTCTTCTACAAGCCACGGTATTAATGCAACATCGCCAATAATCGTCGGTTCGTCTATTAATACAATATTAGGAAAAAGAGAGGCAAACTTAGACGAAGTTACCGATCTGTTTTCTCTAAAATATAAATCGTGATTACCGACTATAAAATACGTCTTATCAAAGCTATTATTCAATATATGCATTGCATCTATCATATAGCCCTGTGTTTGTGCATTGATACTGTTCCGATGGTGATGGAAATCACCCATGAAGATACAAGTCTCTGCACCTTTACTTTTAGCAGTTTCTACAAGCCAGCGAAGAAAGCCTATGCAATCTTCGTTGTGTTCTTTAGAGTTATGTCTTAGCCCAAAGTGAATGTCAGTGAATACAACACATTTTTTAAATAAATTATTCTGCATCTGACTTATGCAATTCTTGAGCGTCTTCTCTCAATTGCCTGATTTCTGATTCAATTTCTAATTGTCTTGTAAAGCTAGGGTTTGCTCCGCTATCTATCAATAAGTCATCACGTAGGTCTTGATTTTTCTTTTCTAAATTAAGAATACGTGTAAAACTATTCTGTAAAGACTGGGTATAATAAGAGAACGGGTTATCACTTCTTTTTTCGTCAAACTGTAGACCCATTTGTGCTAATTGTAAAAGTGCCTGGCCTTTCATCTCATCAATATATGTGTTGCCGGTTAGGTATACAGTATTATTTCTCCTTGCAACAAATGACCCGAATTCCGTCTCCGGGCACCACACTTGTCCCGAATAGTCCTCGGTAGGACTATTCGGGTGATGTAGTTTTCCATTACCTAACTGGGTTATTCCGTCTTTTCCAGTATTAAGCCCACCATTAAACTTTATGCAAGACCCGTTTGTAATGTTCTTTTTAGATGAAAAGATATTTAAGGTATAGTAATTAGTTAATTTACCATACGAAATTTTTTCTATATAATGTGCATTACTCCTCCGTCCTAATATAGCACAGAGTGCCTGGACACAATCGATGTGATCTTTATTCTTCTGAACATATCTTAAATTCTGTTTATCGGACCCTGTTCTCCATCCATCGCCGTCAATTAATGTGTTTAGAAAAATCCAACGTTGTCTTTTCGATAAATCTGCAATTACATCCATAAATTCGTTCTTATTAGGCAATAAAGAAAATACCTCTTTTGAATTTTTTCTACTAATACGGAATACTATATTATTTCCTTTATGAATTTTTTCACTAAATACGTAACCTAATTGTCTGATACACTTGCGAATTCTGTCAGCATGATCGCCTTCATTCTGATAGATAGAGATATCTCTTAACGAACCATTCTTATCGAATTGATAGCATCCCTCTGTTACTACCCACGCCATGAGTTCGACTAAATCATCTTTATAAATTTCCGTCGTATCATTAACTGCATCGGCCAGCATTAAAACTTTATCTGATTGTTTTAATAATTCTATAGGTACCAAGCCCCTTTCAGTGACAATTTTATGATTGGGCGTAATAAGACTATCAAATCCTTGTTGTGTCAGTCGATGCATCTTCCCGTTGAAATCTCCTCTATAGATAGATCTTATAGATGACCACGCAAGTGATTCTCCATCGAATGACAAAATAGTATCTGTATCTGCAATCTCGTTTATAGTTAGCCAACCACGTTTAGTTAATGCTTCTGTCTCCGAATCCACACAATATCCTCGCCAGTTGCCTCGCTGTCCATACTTATTAACCATAAGGATGAACATCTTGGCTAGCTTATTTGTGATAGAACCGCGCTCTAAATTAAATTTGCCTGCTTTTGAGTGCGATCTCCCCACTTCTTTGGCAATGCCTTGTTCTGTGATATAATGCTTGAACGGTGCAAAATTTAATTTTATGTGATTATCTGCCTGACTCTTAGGATTTTTCTTTCTGCCCGGTGCGAGTGGAATATGCTCATATGTCAATACTCTGTATACCAAGTCATCAACAGGAATTGTATCTGGCTTAATTTTATATTCTGCTAATCTGGGACGTTCTGTTCTTGAAGTATTATTTGCTAATGCTTCGGCAAATGCTGCCGCTGCGATCCTAGATGCCCTTACAGCTTTAGCCTTATCTTGAGTTTCGCTTAAGAATATCTCGTCGAGTTCGTCAACAATAATATCGTAGTCGCTGTATTTCTGATCTGAATATTCGCAAAAAGTATTCTTACTTTGATGAATTTCTTTTAGCATGTCTTTATTATTTAAGTAGTTAATTTTCTTAACTGGAAATACTGATGTAGTCTGCACCACAGGTGTTTCATCTTCATCGTCGAAATCTATAGAACCAATCATATTTTCTCCTAAATCAGGGTTTTATACAGTATAGCAAAAGAGCTTCGCTGTGTCAAGGGTTCCACTATTAACATGTCTGTTTATAACCTTGATAAATAAGCAAGTTAGGAGAATAAATCAATGGGACAACAAGATCAGCGTGCGCGTCTACAGCCAAAATCTTTGCAAAACGAAGATATACTTGGCCCACGAGATCCGTCAAATATTTTATTTCCGTTATGGTCAACACGTGGTGTTCTATTTCCATATACTCCTTCTGTTGCTACAGGAAACGTTGTGGAGTACGATCCTACTAGCTTTATTCATTCTAACTACGGTTATAATGCATATGTCAGATCTTATCCTAAACCGATAAGCATTTCTGCAGAATTTACCGCACAGTCAAATAATGAAGCACTATATTTATTATCAGTGATACATTTCTTCCGGTCCGTTACGAAAATGTATTTCGGCATTAATCCTTATAATAAGGCAGGAACACCTCCTCCGGTCCTTATATTTAATTATTTAGGGGATTATCAATTTAATAATGTACCAGTAATCGTTAAGAATTTTGAATATACATATCCTGCAGATATAGATTATGTGCCAGTTAATACAGTGGATAATCTTGCATATTCCGGCGGCATGGGAGTAAGTTTACCTGCCGGCAAAAATGGAGGTTATACTTGGGTTCCCACACATTTAACAGTACAACTAGATTTAGACACACAATACATACCTATCAAACTTAGAAACGAGTTTAACCTAGACGAATTTAGGCAAGGTAAATTAATTAATAAGGGGTATATCTAATGGCACAAAATTCTAAAGATACGAGTCAATACACATCTACACCGATCAGAGATTGGTATTTAGATATATGGGAACCTAGATCAGTTTCTAAAAATGATTATGATGCAATATTAATAATACCGCCTGAATTTAATCAGAGACCTGACTTATTAAGTCAACAAGAATATGGTACACCCAAACTATGGTGGGTATTTTGTTTAAGAAATCCTGATTTAATTATAGACCCCATTAATGATTTTGTTGCAGGATTAGAAATTTATGTACCGAATAATATACTAAAACAATAATATGCCAAAAGATTTTATGGCGCCTGTGCCTGACAAACAGACTTATGTAGTTAATGGTCAGGTAGTAGATAAAGCCACATACGATAAGAATAAGGCAGCAATCGATCAGTCAATTGCTGGTATCAACAGCGGTGTTAGTACAACACCACCTGTGGTCAACAAAACGACTACTTCACCTATGGCAACTGTGGTCAATAACGGAGCGGTAACAAATCCGCAAAAATCTACGTTTAATTCTGCAAAAGATTCCCAAGCTTCGTATGATAATGGTAGCGCATATGCTAATACTGGCATGCGCGAGCAGGTTACTCTTGCATTCAGTCCAAATATGTTAGATAATTATGACGTATATACATATCATTGGAAACTTTTCATGGTACCGCTGGCACTTGCATCCAGCGGTGCAGTATTAGATCCGGCAGTACAGACAATAATTGCTGAAAGTGGTGTATCAGACTTAACAATAGATAAGGTAGAGGTACAGTGTATTTGTACACCTTCTGTGGAAAGTGGGTCCGGTACAATGACGCATGTTAAGTTTGAAATTGTTGAACCTTCAGGCGCAGGATTAATAGATAAAATGTTTTACCAATCTGTGGCATTAGGAATAGGTAGTTGGACAGTTAATCCGTATTATTTACAATTAGAATTTAGGGGTAGAGATCCGAATACAGAAGAGACAATAATTAATGGCGGCCCAACAGGTTTAGGATCATTAAAATGGGTATGGCCTATAAGATTAGGGACTGCAAAAGCTAATGTAACTACAGTTGGCACAAGGTATGAATTTGAAGCAACATTGTACGACGAACAAGCACAGGCAAATTCTAATTTTGCATTAATGCAGAATGTTGTATTAAATAATTTAACAACATTTGGTAGTGCAATGCAAGAATTAGAAGATAAATTAAATGCTGACCAATATGAGAAGTTAATAGATAATTATAGTATTCCTGATACATATAAGATTGTTGTAGATAGCGAGTTAAAGAAAGTGTTATTGGTAAATCCAAATCATACTAAAAGTACATCTCGAAATTCGGATTATAAAGACTTGTCTAAGAAGACAGCCCAGTTTAACGCCGGTACAGGAATAGATAAGGTTGTCGACGGCTTGCTAGGTAGTACATCAGAATTTCAGGAAGATGTGCAAGGGTCAGATACACCAGATTCTAAACCAAAATCTATTAATGCTGAAAAAAGTCAAATGAAGAAATTGTGGAGAGTTATTACCGAAACTAAACCAATTGCATTCGATGCGCTAAGACAAGATAATGCTAATGCATTCACAATCTTTATTGTAAAATATGATATAGGTGTATTAGATGCTACCCCTGCTCAAACAGGGCAGACTCCCGAGACAAAACCTGCAGAAAAGAAAAGATGGGACGAATATGTCAAGAAGAAGATACTTAATAAAAGATATAATTATATATTCACGGGATTAAATGACCAAGTAATAACATTAGACCTTAACATGGATTATGCCTTTGCTGCTGCTTTATCTAGATTCGGTGGTATCTATTTTGATAGTGGTACATCAACTAAAGGTATATCTCAACAAGATAATGCAGCGAATGAAAAAAAGGCATCCGAACAAGTAAGACAAACACTTCGATTTATAAATAATGCAAGTCCCGGCACTAATCCTGATGCAAAAATAGCCGAAGCTAAGAAGTCAATTGCTAATTCTAAGATAGATGACACATTAAAAGCCAAGTATACGGTAATATTAGATAATGCTAAACCTGCACAAAGGAAAGCCCTTACTGCTAAGGCTCAAGTAACAGGTGGAATGGATGCTAGTGGTAAATTTGATACATCGATAGCAAATGCAACCAAAATATCATTAGCACCAGCCACGACAGCAGGCCTTACGTTTGTTTCAGATGTTAATATTAATTCGCCTGCGGCAAAACAAGCAAAATCACAATCGGAGTCTATCAGAAAGGGTAAGTTACGTCCAGTTCCTTATAAAGAAGTACCACAAGAGAGTAACTTTAATGGTATAGATCCTAATAGCGATGCTGGCCGAGCAAGAACATCCAGTATGTTTGCTTCGGCATTATATTCGGGTGGTCCCGAAGGTAGTATGCAACATATAAAACTGACGATTAAAGGAGACCCGTTTTGGTTATTTCCTAGGAGTTTAGCTACAGATGTAAAAGTTCTGCCTTATAAATCTAACATGTCCGAAGCCGATGCTATAAAAGATATAAAGAGTGCTCATATTACACAGCCGGATTCAGTTAATATATTTGGTACAGATAATTTCATTGTTGTCAGATTTAGAACTCCCAGAGTATATAATGATTCCACTGGATTATCGGACCCGATTGATGCATTCACTGAGATAGAAACATTTAGTGGAGTATATAAAGTAGTCAGAGCTATTAGTAAATTTGAGGTAGGTAGATTTATACAAGAATTAGAATGTATAATAGACCCTGTTATAGACTTACAGAACTTCTTAGCAGAGATGGATGCAGCAACTAAAAAACCCGATGTTGAATTATACCCGACAAATATGCCCGCATCGTCTACAAAAACTCAACGATTAACTAGCACCTCGGCACCAGCCGGTGCCATAAATACCTTACGTGATACAAAGGGTAATGTTAAATAAAAAATAAAATACTGGATAAAAATGGCATATTTAAATACTACCGCTAGAACAACAAAACCGATAACTAATAGCTCGTTCCAAGCTGCTGGTCGTTCGGCATCTTTATACGGTGTCTATTTAGGATTTATTAAAGATACAACCGATGTTCAAAGAAATGGTCGATTAAAAGTATGGATTCCTGAATTTGGTTCGGCGCCCGATAATTCCGAAGGATGGATTCCTGTTAATTATTGCTCGCCGTTTGCAGGTGCAACAAATGTAGATACAATAAGCCAAACAGATACTCATACTTTTGATAAAACACAGACATCATATGGCATGTGGATGATACCACCGGATATTAATAATGAAGTATTAATAATGTTTATCAATGGCGATTCTTCCAGGGGTGTATGGATAGGTTGTTTATATAATCAATATATGAATAATATGGTACCCGGTATGGCGGCCGATAGTAAGAATTGGGAGTATCCCGGTAAAGTTATACCTGTGGCAGAATATAATAAATGGGATGAAGTAGATATTCCGGATCGAGCAAGTAAACCTTACGAAAAGACAAAGTTTAAAGGTGTGGGAAATCAAGGATTAATTAATGATAGGTCGCGTGGGACGACAACATCTAGCGCCAGGAGAGAGGCACCGAGTAGAGTATTTGGTATAATTACGCCCGGCCCTCTTGTCGATAATAATACGACGTCGGATAAATTTAGAAGAAAAGGTGGGTCGTCATTTATTATGGACGACGGCGATGGAACAGAATATGTAGAATTAGCAACTAAGACTGGTGCAAAAATTCGCTTAGATGAAACAAACGGGTTTGCTTATATAATCAATCGCGACGGCACTTCGTGGATTCAAATGGATCAAAAAGGTAATATCGATATATTCGGGGCAGGCGATGTGTCCGTTCGTGCCCAGAGAGACTTTAATGTTCGTGCAGACAGAAATGTTAATATAGAGGCGGGCCAAAATATATTCATGAAGGCTGCTAAAGATACTGTGCAGGAAACTACTGTATTCACATATGATGTGAATAATATTCCCAAAACAAAAACAATACCCGTATGGAATTATAAAGGTGAGGGCCAGGGCCAGGGCGGTAATATCGTTATGCAGGCCCTGAATAATTGGCATAGCACGACAGAAAATAATGCATTCTTAACAGTTAAAAATAATAACATGGACATCGATATTGGCAATGCATTTAGTCTTACCACTATAGCTGCCGGTCAAGATTATAATGCTAAATTAGGTATTAAAATGTCCACACAAGCTTCGATAGACTTAGTTGCAACAAATAATATCAGGGTAGGTGCAAACGGCGGTATATCGGTAGTGGGTATGGGAGACGTTGTGTTATGCACGAGTTCGAATTTAAGTCTAAATTCTGTAGGTAATATGGTAGAGACAGCAGGCGGCGAAATGTCACTCTATGCTACCGAACTTATCATAGGTATGCATGTTGATGCTCCTAGTATAAATGCACCTGTGATGACATCTAATTCTGTATGTGATGATCCCGATGGAGGCGGTGGCGGAACAACAGGTCCACTGGGCGGTGGCGCAGGCCCTGTTCCGGCCCCGTTAAGTCCACTTGTTGCAGAACCTGCCATGACATCCGGGCTGGCAAAACCTGCAGAAATAAAAGAACTTGTTGAGAAAATTAATATTCTTGCAACATGGGTGCCCACAGTAACATATCCTAAATGGAAACAAAATACAGCATATAAATCAGGTGATCTTGTTACATATAACAATATTATCTACATATGTAATGCGGGTGGTGCACCAGCATCAATAACATTCGATTCTGCAAAATGGACTATTCTTATACCTGAAGATAAATTCAAGAGAAAATCCGAATCATTAGAAACAACACTTTCTAGATTACCGACATATGAGCCGTGTCCGGAACACGAAAACTTTAGTTTCGGATCTATTGGTGGTTATGAACCTAAACAAACCGAAGCAGCAAAAACGTATAGTGGATCGGGTGGAGCCGGCGGCGGCGCAACAACATCTCCTGCGCCGAATACGACCCCGGGTGCCAATAACAAAGATATTGCACCTGTACCTGCAGACGATAGTGTTTTAACTAAAGACTTTAATATGGCAGCATATCAGTGTGAACTGAAGATAAATGAGGGCGTTAAATATGTCTCATATAAAGATACAAAAGGTTTACCTACAGGTGGGATAGGTCACTTATTAAGAACGAACGAAATATCACAATATCCTGTTCCTACCACAATATCTGAAGCACAAGTCAATACATGGTTTCAACAAGATGCACCTGTTTCTATCAGTGGTGCACAAAGATTGTTGGGTATGGATTGTTGGTCAGGCTTGTCGGATATTAGAAAACGTGCGTGTGCAGACTTATGTTACAACATGGGTGAAGGCGGTCTGAGTAAATTTAAGAGTTTCTTAGCGGCCATGAAGGGTGGAAATTTCGACGAGGCAGGCTCACAATTAAAGAGTTCTGCATGGTTTGGACAGGTAGGACAACGCGGGCCGAGAATTATAACAATGATAGTACAAAATGTCGATACCAACGGGTGCGACAAAAAGTTTGCAGGATAATATATGGGATGTAAAGCACCAACAGTGGTAGTAGGCGGAGTAACTATGTCGACAAGTGATGCTGAAAATGCACAAGCGATGTTAGAAGAATTAGGCGGCGATAATGGTGACCCTACCTTTGATGAATATAATAGCAACATTGCAGGTGGTAATAATTCAAACGGTGCTAATGGTGTTCAGGTAGGAAATCCGTCGACACAAACATCATTACCCGGGCCTAATACGACTCCACCACTTGCAGCCGATGATAAGATTCCACCTAATACCCCCGGTAAACCTGTCGATCCTGTTACAGGTCCCTGGACGTATGACGACCAATTAAGTCCTAATTTCAAGATTAGAGATTTTACTATAAATGCGTTCTTTCCAAATCAGCTTATTGCTTTTGCAGGTCTTACAGAACTCGACAGAATCACTAATCTAAAGGCGTTATCAGTTAATGTAGCAGAACCACTTTTAGCTAAATTCGGTAAATTTAGAATAAATTCTTCTATAAGAAATCAGGAAACTTGCCCGGGCCCTAATCACAGTCAACATACACTCGGGATGGCCATGGATATACAATTTTCAGGATGGAGTCTGGACAAATATTGGGAAAATGCACCTTGGATTAGGGATAATATTCCATACGATCAGATGATATATGAATATAGCGATAAGTCAGGTTCTGTATGGTATCACCTAAGTTATAACAGTGCCGGAAATCGTAAACCGGGCGATCCGTTAAAAGTTATGACAATGTGGCACAATAAATATGATCACGGCGGGCTAAAAAGGTACGCATAAATCCTACAATAAATGCGTATATAATTTTCTTGATAAATAACAGAAAGAGAATTATATGGCATCAAACCAACGCGGATTAGTTCAGAGAAATATTATAACAAGGAAGCCTTACTTTGTTGGATTTAACACGGTAGGACAACCTAGTCCCCCATATTCTTTAACGAATATCGAATTAGTAAAGAGAGACATATTAAATCAGTTTGCTACTCCGGTAGGATCTAGGGTAATGTTGCCCGGCTTCGGTACAAATATATACAATTATTTGTTCGATCCCTTCGACGAATATACAAAGAACGCTATCATCGAAGATGCTGTAAGAGTAGTGCAATCTGACCCGCGTGTCCAGTTTGTATCAATAGATGTTTTTCAAAAGGATCAAGCATTAACAGTTGCATTAGTTTTATTATTTGTTCCAGAATCTATAACAGATAATCTATTTGTATCCTT